ATTTGGGGGAGAGGGAAGTCATGAAAAAACTAACCTTTGAGATTCGATCTCCAGCACATCAGCAAAACGCTATTCACGCAGTACAGCAAATCCTTCCAGACCCAACCAAACCAATCGTAGTAACCATTCAGGAACGCAACCGCAGCTTAGACCAAAACAGGAAGCTATGGGCCTGCTTAGGTGACGTCTCTCGTCAGGTTGAATGGCATGGTCGCTGGCTGGATGCAGAAAGCTGGAAGTGTGTGTTTACCGCAGCATTAAAGCAGCAGGATGTTGTTCCTAACCTTGCCGGGAATGGCTTTGTGGTAATAGGCCAGTCAACCAGCAGGATGCGTGTAAGCGAATTTGCGGAGCTATTAGAGCTTATACAGGCATTCGGTACAGAGCGTGGCGTTAAGTGGTCAGACGAAGCGCGACTGGCTCTCGAATGGAAAGCGCGATGGGGAGACAGGGCGGCATGAGACGACAGCGACGAAGTTTCACCGACATCATCTGCGAAAACTGCAAATACCTTCCAACGAAACGCTCCAGAAATAAACGCAAGCCAATCCCAAAAGAATCTGACGTAAAAACCTTCAACTACACGGCTCACCTGTGGGATATCCGGTGGCTAAGACATTGTGCGAGGAAAACAAGGTGATTGACCAAAATCGAAGTTACGAACAAGAAAGCGTCGAGCGGGCTTTAACGTGCGCTAACTGCGGTCAGAAGCTGCATGTGCTGGAAGTTCACGTGTGTGAGCACTGCTGCGCAGAGCTGATGAGCGATTCGAATAGCTCGATGCACGAGGAAAAAGATGATGGCTAAACCAGCGCGAAGACGATGTAAAAACGATGAATGTCGGGAATGGTTTCACCCTGCATTCGCTAATCAGTGGTGGTGCTCTCCAGAGTGTGGAACCAAGATAGCACTCGAACGACGAAGCAAAGAACGCGAAAAAGCGGAAAAGGCAGAAAAGGCAGCAGAGAAGAAACGACGACGAGAGGAGCAGAAACAGAAAGATAAACTTAAGATTCAAAAACTCGCCTTAAAGCCCCGCAGTTACTGGATTAAACAAGCCCAACAAGCCGTAAACGCCTTCATCAGAGAAAGAGACCGCGACTTACCATGTATCTCGTGCGGAACGCTCACGTCTGCTCAGTGGGATGCCGGACATTACCGGACAACTGCTGCGGCACCTCAACTCCGATTTGATGAACGCAATATTCACAAGCAATGCGTGGTGTGCAACCAGCACAAAAGCGGAAATCTCGTTCCGTATCGCGTCGAACTGATTAGCCGCATCGGGCAGGAAGCAGTAGAGGAAATCGAATCAAACCATAACCGCCATCGCTGGACTGTCGAAGAGTGCAGGGCCATCAAGGCGGAGTATCAACAGAAACTTAAAAAACTGCGAAACAGCAGAAGTGAGGCTGCATGAATATCTACGAAAGAATTGATGGCAGCAAATACCGAAATATTTGGGTAGTTGGCGATCTGCACGGATGCTACACGAACCTGATGAAAAAACTGGAGACGATAGGATTCGACACCAAAAAAGACCTGCTTATCTCGGTGGGCGATTTGGTTGATCGCGGTACAGAGAACGTAGAATGCCTGGAATTAATCACATTCCCCTGGTTCAGAGCTGTACGTGGAAACCATGAGCAAATGATGATTGATGGCTTATCAGAGCGTGGAAACGTCAATCACTGGCTGCTTAATGGCGGTGGCTGGTTCTTTAATCTCGATTACGACAAAGAAATTCTGGCTAAAGCTCTTGCCCATAAAGCAGATGAACTTCCGTTAATCATCGAACTGGTGAGTAAAGGAAAAAAATATGTCATCTGCCACGCCGATTATCCTTGTGATAAATACGAGTTTGGAAAGCCAGTTGATCATCAGCAGGTAATCTGGAACCGCGAACGAATCAGCAACTCACAAGACGGGATCGTGAAAGAAATCAAAGGCGCGGACACGTTCATCTTTGGTCATACGCCAGCAGTGAAACCACTCAAATTTGCCAACCAGATGTATATCGATACTGGCGCAGTGTTCTGCGGAAACCTCACATTGATTCAGGTACAGGGAGAAGGCGCATGAGACTCGAAAGCGTAGCTAAATTTCATTCGCCAAAAAGCCCGATGATGAGCGACTCACTACTGGCCACAGTTTATTGGTTTTCGTAACTGAGTCATTTTATTATTTTATTGCAACTTTTAATCTTTTATAGTGCGAAATAAATGGAGCTGGCATTCATTTCGCACTTTATGTTTTTGTTGGACTTATGTTATTTTGATTGAATTCAATTCAGTTAAAAAAAGAAGGTGATTGCTCCATTTATAAATGAATAGTCATCCCCTGTCTTGAATTCTGATGTTACTTTATTAAATGCTAGTGTGAAGGCTACAGGTGCATACCCAATTGTTGCGCCAACTTGATATTCATCAACAGTTTTGTTTAGCGATACTGTTGTTTGTTTCGTCTGTATTGTTTTTCCTTCGAGAGTATAGTTGCGATTGACATCTCGTCTTTCCATACCTGCAAAAATCTTGTATTTGAATCCGCTTGTATCGGACATATGCATTAAACCACGGGGAGCCAGCAGACCAAAGCCATTATCCGAATTGAAGGTTTTATCATTACCAATGGCAATGGTTGCGCCATATGCTACATATTGAAATAAGTTTCCAGTAACAGCAGAAACTTCAGGGTATAATCCAACATTAGCACCTAAAATATCCATACTTGGTGTCATGGATAGCATCCCTTTTACAGTATAACCGTAGCGATTCTCTATTTGATCATCCCATGCATGATATTTTTCTGCCCCAATAATCTCATGAGCTTTATTTTGTACTTTCTGACCGCCTGCGTCGGGGCCAACAACACCTATGTCAGTACCTAATCGATAGCGAATCCAGTCATTCGCAAGGGAGTTCCATTCAATACCAGTGTGAGTGTATGCACTAAAAGCTCTGTCTCCAGTTACAGCTGTGTTGTGTCTTTTATTACTGCCTGATGGAGAGTAAATATCTTGCGCAATATGGAGAGATAATTGGCTCGAGTCTGAGATATCGTGGCTATATCCCAGAAATAAGCCTTGTGAGTAATCATCTCTGTTTTCATGTTTATTGCCATAAATATCATTAAGTATTGGTTGAAACTTCCCTGCATCATCATTTGCTAATGATAATGCAAGGCTGTTCGCGATAGCTGAACACGTGGTAAATGACAGAGCAATAAAGACGCCAGCGATGACACTTTTTTTCATATGTTATTGTCTTCCTTTTTTTTGAATGGTGCGCGTATTTTACATACATGAGTTTGTAATACAAGGTGCGTAATCAATATGATGTTTTATAATTGCGTGAGACAATTGATTTATTCGTTTTTTATTGCGGTTTTTATTATCTTTTAATGTAACGGTGTTTTTATTAAGTGTGTTTGCGTGGTGTTTTATGTTTTTTTATAATTTTTATTTTATTAAATTTAAATGCATTAGTAATGGCTATTCTATATAGCAATATAAGAACTGTTACAAAAAAAGGGGGGCAATTACAGGTAGTTATGGATGATGAGTGAAACAGATATTGGAGAACCGGGGAATGAATGATGTCTGAGTCTTATATATCAGAACTCCTTCGCTGTCGCTGGGGGCTCCTGTGCTTATGTCGTTTCCCCGATTCGGTTTTGAACGATTACCGAATGTTGAAGAATTATGCCAAAATATAGAAAGGATTTACTGCATGAATACCCAATATTTACAGTATGTTCGCGAGCAACTTATGGCAGCTACTGCTGACTTGAACGGAGCAACGAAAGGCCAGCTCGAAGCCTGGCTGGAGCATGCACAATTTGATACTGGTACATACAAACGAAAGAAGCCGCGCATTCTGGATGTGGTAACTGGCAGGATGATTACGCTGGATAATCCGCCGACTTCCGGTAAGCAGTCGTACGCAAAAGGTTCATCCATTGCTTTGGTCAGCCCGGTTGAATTCTCAACCTCTTCATGGCGCCGCGCGGTTTTGTCTCTCGATGAACATCAGAAAGCATGGTTGCTTTGGTGTTACAGCGAAAGCGTTCGATGGGGGCATCAGGTCACCATAACGCAATGGGCATGGAGCGAGTTTAAAGATTTGTTAAGTAACAGAAAAATTGCAGGTAAGACACTGGATCGCCTGAAGACGTTAATCTGGCTGGCTGCACAGGATGTGAAGAGCGAACTTGCAGGGCGTGAGGCCTATGAATACCAGACACTGGCATCATTGGTGGGAGTGACAACAAAAAACTGGTCCGAGACATTTACTGAACGCTGGGTTGCAATGAAGCACATTTTTCTACAGCTTGATAGTGATGCTTTATTGCTTGTGACGAGAACACGTTCAAAACAAAAGGCAGCATTTTTACAGCAAAATATTGCAAAACTGGATTAAAAGCCATATACTTCATGCAAATTTGGTATGTTGTAAAAAATGTATAAACCCGCTGCCGAGTGGGTTTTTTTTATGCTCTGAGTTGTACTTGTACGGTAAACATGCTGGCTGCTATGTAATAGAGTTTTTTTAGCCTGTAACCTCTTGACGGCATTGAATTGCTTTTGTTATGAGTTGTAAGCCAATGTTATCATCTTGTATTGGGGTGGTTATGAAGGATGGTGCGCTGCTCAGGAGTTCTTCACTTTTTATTGCCTACATGGGATGCCTTGGATGGGGGAGTGCTTATTTCTATGGATGGGGTACTTCTTTTTACTACGGCTTCCCATGGTGGATTGTAGGTGCAGGTGTTGATGATGTTGCCAGAAGTTTATTTTTTGCAGTTATCGTCATTGCTATATTTCTTATCGGTTGGGGTATTGGTGTTGTATTCTTTTTCGCAGTGAAAAGAAAACATTCTATGCAAGAGCTAAATGTATTTCGCCTTTATTTTGCTGTGGAATTATTGTTTGTGCCGGCAATTATTGAGTTTTCTATATTGAGACAGAAGATTCAGGTACCTCTTTTGCTACTGTCAGCAGCGATTGCGCTGGCGGTTACAATTTCGATAAGATCTTATGGGCGATTTTTATCGGTATCATGCTTCTATGATAAGCCATTTATAAAAAAACATTTTTTTGAGATTGTGATGATTGCTTTTGTGGCATATTTCTGGCTTTTTTCATTTCTGACAGGATATTACAAACCACAGTTTAAGAAAGAATATGAAATGATTAATTATAATGATGGTTGGTATTATGTTCTTGCTCGTTATGATAATTGTCTGGTTTTGTCTACTTCTTTCAATGCAGGTAGTAAAAGGTTTGTCATTTATCAATCAGCACAAGATAAGAATCTTCAGGTTGATATTGTAAGGACCAGAATTTAATTGGCTGCATAAATAATATTTTAAGTTGCAAGTTGGCTATTCGTAGGAATAGAACCTTAGGCATGCTGAATGCGTTTCCTGAACATTGTTTTATAAACTGTGTCTGCTTGCTGTTGTGATCCTGCTTTTAGTGATGGTGATGATGGATTTCACCAGCAGGATAATGTTGGTACTGACTGATGGCGCTCTGGTCTGCGGCATTGTGGTATTGCTGTGGCCGATGATGAAAGAACAGAATGAATAATTCTTGACTTTTTTGTTTACTGTTTATTAAAAAATCAACCGCATGGTGAATCCTCCTTGGAGGGGCTAAATGATCGAGTTTTAAGGGCACGTAGCGAGTTCTGTTTGATCATTGCAGAACTTAGCGGGAGGCGCCATGCGTACATCACTAATGTTATTTCCTTCTATCATTTTCCTTGTGAGTTCTGGCTGCGCATGGCGCGGCCTTTTTTTTATGACCTGCCACTGGCAGATGGTCATCCTGTGATTTGATTCCGGTTCCGGCTTTTTAACTCTGTTCCTGTACACGGGAGAAATTCTATGTCGATTAATCGTTATGATATTGGTTACAAGAAGTACCACGTATTGTGTTGAGATAGAAAGCATGGTGCCAGAGGTAAATGCAGCAGCATAATAAAAAAGAGCCAGCGCAGAAGAGAACGGGTAAAAGAGTCTGCGCTGGCGTGGGGATATTCCCCGTGGAGAAATGATATGTAACACACATCGGGAACCTTTCTATATAAACATTATCATTATTGTCAATCATAACAGTCAGGTATTATGACGTTTATGCATCAGGGCCATCAGGAATTAACTGGTGGCTTTTTATTGTTGTCAGCTTCCGGATAACGGGAGACGGGGTATGTACCAGATGGAAAAAATAACAACAGGTGTGTCATACACCACGTCAGCGGTGGGGACGGGATACTGGCTACTGCAGTTGCTGGACAAAGTCTCCCCATCCCAGTGGGTGGCAATAGGCGTATTGGGTAGCTTGGTGTTTGGCTTGCTGACGTATCTGACAAACCTTTATTTCAAGATTAAAGAAGATAAGCGTAAGGCTGCGAGAGGTGAATAATGTCGCCATCATTACGCAAGGCTGTTGCTGCTGCTATTGGTGGTGGGGCTGCTGCCATAGCGTCTGTGCTCATCACTGGTCCGAGTGGTGACGATGGCCTGGAAGGTGTCAGCTACATACCATACGAAGATATCGTTGGCGTATGGACTGTATGTCACGGACACACCGGAAAAGACATCATTCCCGGTAAAACGTATACCGAAGCAGAATGCAAAGCCCTCCTGAATAAAGACCTTGCCACGGTCGCCAGACAAATTAACCCGTACATCAAAGTCGATATACCGGAAACAACGCGCGGCGCTCTTTACTCGTTCGTTTACAACGTGGGCGCTGGCAATTTCAGAACATCGACGCTTCTTCGCAAAATAAACCAGGGCGATATCAAAGGCGCATGTGATCAGCTACGGCGCTGGACATACGCTGGCGGTAAGCAATGGAAAGGGCTGATGACTCGCCGTGAGATTGAGCGTGAAGTCTGTTTGTGGGGGCAACAATGAGCAGAGTAACCGCGATTATCTACGTTCTGGTCATCTGCCTCATCGTCTGCCTTTCATGGGCTGTTAATCATTACCGTGATAACGCCATCGCCTACAAAGAGCAGCGCGATAAAAAAGTCAGTGAGCTGAAGCAGGCGACCGCCACCATTACTGACATGCAGCAGCGCCAGCGTGCTGCTGATGCACTCGATGCTAAATACACGAAGGAGTTAGCTGATGCGAAAGCTAAAAATGATGCTCTTCGGCGCAAGCTTGATAATGGTGGTCGGGTGTTCGTCAAAGGAAAATGCCCTGTGCCATCCTCAGACGAAACCTCCAGCGCCTCCGGCATGGGCAATGATGCCACCGTCGAACTCTCTCCAGTTGCTGGACGAAACGTTCTCGGTATCCGGGACGGAATTATCCGCGACCAAACAGCACTGAGAACGCTTCAGGAATACATCAGGACGCAATGCCTTCGATGATAGCGATAATTTTACTCATCATCCTTCACATCTGGCTCTGTAGACAGGGTGGTGCTCACTTCTGGAGTGAATCATGGTTAAACATCTCATTGCTGATGCTTGATATTGAGCATCTGGCGCGCGGTAAGGGGCTGCGTTGAGATAAGAGCCAGTCATTAAAAATACCTGGATTTAGCCTCGCATTCGCGGGGCTTTTTTATTGCCATTACAAAAGCCACTCCCTACAGAGTGGCTTTGATAATGGCTTATACCCTACACGGGATAACTTAACTGATATCCCTTTTAACGGATAAAGGTATTCAAGCCTGACACATCATGCGCTGTATCGTCGCTGTATTCCCGCATTAACCATGACCGTAGCCCGACGGGGAACTCCTTCTGCGCGAGTGTGCGGGAATAATCAAAAACGATGCACACCGGGTTTTTACCGCGCTAATGATTCGCGGGTTTGTCCCTCATGCTCGCCAGTCCTGTGCGGGAGTGGAAGAAACAGGACACTCACACAGATTCTTGTGGGTCGATGCTATTCCTTTCTGGATTATCCCGATGCCATTCATGCAAGGGCTGTATCAGACGTTCGTCATGGCTTTCAGGCTGACGGCTCCTCCCGGTGGGGTGGCCTGCCACGGGGCGGGAGCGTCGCGGAAAAAGGCTAGTTTTTGCATTTTTATCGGCCACCATCATCTTTGCATCTTATTGATTATTAATGGTTATTTGTTTTTTGTATGTCGAATTGAGTGTTTTTTGTTCGACATCGAACGCGTTTTCTTAAAGTTGTTCGCACGATGCATGTTTAAAGCTCTCCGGAGGAAATATGGATCATGAGTTGAAAAACCTGGTGCTGAATATTAATCAACTGGCGGCTTTATCTGGTCTGCACCGCCAGACTGTCGTGGCAAGACTGAAAAACATTCGTCCCGCTGGTGGACATGACAAACTCAAGCTATACCGGTTGACCGATATTCTGACTGAATTTATGGGGTTACCACCGCCGGTTGCTGAGGGCGAAATGGATCCACATGAACGCAAAGCCTGGTATCAGTCTGAACGTGAGCGTCTTAAGTTCGAACAGGAAACGGCACAACTCATTCCGGCCAGTGATGTCAGACGGGAGTTTGCCATCTGGGCAAAAGCGGTCGTGCAGGTGCTGG